CTTCAGCGTGCGCACGCCCTCCAAGTCCTTGACGACGTTGGGTGCCTTCGCCGCGTCGACCAGCATCCGCACGACACCGTCACCGGCCCGCAGGCGTGTGTTCATGGCGTTCACACGAACGCGCTCGTGAGGGTTGCTCGGCTTGACACGGAACGTCAGCCGATCGCCGAACGTGGGCCGCAGCTCGGTCTTGATCAAGTCCCAGTCGCTGCCCTGCACCTTGGCCGTGCCGCGCGAGCCGCCGGTGGCGTCACCGTAGCACCGCACGGGGCCCGCGTGCTTGCCCCAATCCTCGACGACCTTGCGGCAGACGGCCGGGGTGTTGGAGTTGCGGGGGATGTGCACCTCGCCGATGACGCCGGTCCCGGTGATCGGTCGATCGAGCCGCATCATGCCGGCGCTGTCGCGCTCGTACTGGCCTGGGAGCGTCTGCTCCTGAATGACGGCGCACACGCCCGGCTCAACGTTGAAGTCGAAGCACAGGATGAGCGGCGCGAACGGGTCGTAGCGCAGCTTGGCGGTGTGCGTGGCTTCTTGGAATGAGTAGTAGCAGCGCCCCTCGAAGTTGACGAAGCTCGCCTCGTACTCCTGCTCGAACACGAGCGGGTCGAGCTGGCGCTTGGCCGCTGCCACCTCATCGGCGTCGAGGATGTCGGCACTCGGCCACGTGAAACCGTCCCAGTCCGCGTCGATACCGCTGCGGGCGTACTTCCACAGGTCGTAGTAGTGATTGCGCCCTTCTGGTACGCCAATCAGCCAGCACCAGCCCTTGCGGTCGGAGAGCGCCGGGCGGACGTTCTCGCCCCACGCGCCGGGCTTCATGTTGGCGAACTCGTCGAGGATGCCGCCGTTCCACGGCCGGCCTTCGATGCGCTCCGGGCGGTCCATACCGACCACGAAGACCTCAGCTCCGTTGCGCAGCCGAAGCATCAGCTCGGTCTCGCTCTTGTCGACGACGAGCGACTTCGGGAACATGGCCTTCAGGTCGTTCCAATAGATCGCCTTCGCCTGATCGCGAGTCGGGGCTGCCGCGAAGTAGCGCGGGTCGTCCCAACCCTGGGCCGAGAGCGCGTCGATCACGAGCTTGCGCTTGGCGAGCTCGGTCTTGCCGCTACGCCGTCCGGCCGGCACCACGCGAAACCGCTTCGGGCTCTTCTTCAGCCGCTCCTGCTCCGGATGTCGGCGAAGCGGGTACAGCCGGCCCGGTGATCGATCAGCGTGCAGCGGCGCGGCGATCACGATCAATCGTCCGCGATCGACGAGGTGGCCTGCGCCTGGGCAATGGCCCGGCGCACTTCGGCCGCGGCCTGCTCCGGCGTCAAGTCCTCGCCCTCCGGCGACTTGTCGCGCCAGTACCGCTTCTCACGGTTCTTGAGCCAGATGAACGCCGCAGCCGTGTCGGGAGGGTAGTTGCGCGTGAACGGGGTTTGGACGACCCGGCCGTCGATGACCGTGATGTGCGTCTCCTGTACCTGCGCGCCGATCGCGCGGTGGAACAGCGCCTTCGCCACACGAGCGTTCGCCGCCTCGCGGCCGTCCGTGAGCGCCTGGCGGAACTCCGGGAACCGAATCCGCCAGTTGTGCAGCGTGGCCGTATCGATGTCGAGGAGTTTCAGGAGGTCCTCGTTCGTCGCACCGAGCATGCAGTAGTCCTGCACGAGAGCGCACAGCCCTGGGTCGTACCGGCACGGCCGCCCGCCTTTGCTCTTCGCTGTCGTCTTCGGTGCTGTCACAGAGCCGTCCCTTTCAAGCGTCGTGACGATACCACAACCCTCGAGTGAGTGTAAACACCGCTGGCTTCCTTCTCACATACGTGTTTCATGTTGCTGATGAACTCTCTTTCTCGAGGGTTACCGCTCAGAGGGTTAGGTGCGGTGTACTGTGTACGGTCCACCCCCCATTTCCCTCTATACCAACACACACCCACACATATAGGCCGATATAGGTAAACAGTGTTTGGACCGTACACCGTACACCGATAAACCTACGGGTTAACCCTCGGCTTCTCACGTTAACCCTCGAATCGGTCCTCGTCCGACGAGCTTCGGCGTGACCGCTGTGCCTCTTGCTGCACGACCTCCTCCTGTAAGCGTTCTCCCTCGATTGACAGCTTGATGTAGCGGTAGAAGCTGGTGCTCCCCACGTACACGTCCCCGATGCGCGGCATGCGCCTGGGGTCCTCGCCGGCCTCCGCGCGCCACACCCGGTCGGTGTTCTTCAGCCGGCTGATGAAGGTGATCGGGGACCGGATCGGGGGGTAGCTGTGCACGTTGCACCACTGCTGGAACATCCGGAAGAACAGCCGTTTCTCCACCCGCAGCCGCTCCCGGCTGGACAGCTTGCTGAACGCCTTGGCATTGGCCCCACCGCCCTCCAGTGCCTGGATCTTGGCCACCTCGCCCGCCGGCACGGGGACGGTGGTCTCCTGAAGGAACATGCCGATGATGTTCTGCTCCTCGCGGGCCGCCCCTGTCGTGGCGCGCACCTCGGCCGGTACGAAGTGCTTCAGCCCGTGCCGGTAATACTTCACGGCTCCCTCCACCACCCAGCGCAGCACCGACTCGCGGCCGCCCTTGCTGATGGCCTCCTCGAGCAGCTTTTCATTCGCGATGTAGTGCGCAACACCGTCAGCGATCTCGGCTGCATCCCCGAAGATGACTGGCATCTCGACGAAGTGCAACCTCTTCCAGATCGCGTGCTCCCCGCCGCGAATGTTCGGCTTGTTGTTCGTGCTGATCGTGAGCTTGTGGGTTGGGCTGAACTCGAAGAAGTCGCCCCGCGGTGCACGTCCGGACAGCATGGCGTCCCCGAGCTGGCTCTTGATCCACGACTCTTTGAGCGACGACCCCTGCTCTGTCTCGCCCGTGTAGGCCATGCGTGCTCCCCGCAGCTGGGCCGTCATGAACGCCTTGTTGTTGTCCATGCCACCCCCACCGGGGCCACTGGCCTCCAGCGACCCGTGCGGGAGCGCCTTGCTGTAGTTCCCGAGGCAGCGCGCCACGGCGTCGACGAGGATGTTCTTGCCGTTGCGGCCCTCTCCGTACAGCACGACGAGCGAGTGCTCGCGCACCTCCCCTGTGGCGCAGTAGCCGAACCAGACTTGGAGGAACTCGGCCATGCGCTTGTTGCCGTTGCAGATCTGGCCCACCACCTCCTCCCACCACCCGTAGTCCACGTCCGGCTTGAAGATCACGTCCGTGCACTTGGTGAGGTAGTCTGATGGAGCAGGATGGCGCACGCTACCTTCACGAAGGTCCACCACCCCATTCGCGCATGAAAGCATGTCGCGTGCGTGATCCATCAGGACGGGCGTTCGCGCCTTGTTGGCGATCACAATGCCGCGCAGGAACGAAGCCACGGTCTTCATGACCGAGCCCTTCTCCAGCGTCTTGACCATCGCCAGGGCCCCGGCCCGTCTGGCCGTCAGCTGCTCTCGCCGGACCTCCGCCCCTGGTTCCGCGTCGTTGAGCAGTGCCAGGGCGGTGACGACGCCGGCATACTCCTCGTGATACATATTGGAGGCGGCCATCGCGTAGGACTTGAAGTGCTCCTCCAAGTTGTTCGTCATCCAATGGCGCGTTGTGGGGTTGATCAGGTAGAGGGTGCCGTCGGAGAACACGAAGTTCGGGGCATAGCGGTCGTAGAGCCTGTGCACCACCAGCCGGTCCGTGATGCCGGCCCCTTGTATCTCGTAGAGCCTGTTGACGTCCGGGGCCTGAATCTCCGGTGCCTCGCCTGGCGGCGTATAACGCAGAGCCTCGTCGTGTGCCTCCGCCATGTCGTTGAACACTGTGAGTGCTGTTGTCGTCACTTGGAGTTCTCCTGCAGCGGCTGGCGTGTCGCCCGCCCGCGTTCAATTACCTGGCGGAAGACCCAGTCCTCGAGGTCCCCCCACGAGCGGCCAGCGCAGTGCCCGTGGTGGCACCTGTAGCCACCCATCCAACCGTTCGAGGTCGCGGGGTAGGCCACGGCAGCCCCGGTGTCGCCCCGGTCGGTGTGCTCGTTGATCCACGGGCACCGGATGTCCAACCACCCTCGCTGTCTCTTGCGCACTGCACGCAGGCTCTCCAGCCCGGCCAGCACCACACCGAAACACCGCTTGCGCTCCACGGTCACGGCGTCGTCGGGTTCCGCGAACGCCCGCTGCTGCCGGGACACACCGAAGGCGTGGCAGAGGTGCTCCCAGGGGATGCGGATGTCGGGGCGCCAGTAGCGCAGCCGTGTGCTCCACACCGCCCCGGTGCTGGCATCCTTGTACTTCGCTTTCCCGTTGACCCCAACGGGTAAGCGCAGTACACGGGTGACCCCAGACATCCCAGGGTCGGCCCCACCACCCGTGAGCCGCTCGATCATCTGGCGCACGGCGCTCTCGGCGTACTCCTGGTCCTCAACGGGCCGGGCCAGGAAATAGGTCACCTGGAAATTGCCGGGGGAGGTCTCCACGACCATCGACGGGGCGAGCTGCGCGGTGTTGGGCAGGCTGTCGAGTGCGAGCTTCGTTCCGACGTCGTCCACCATAATGGCGTGGACCGCCCCGAACTGATCCTTGCGGCGCCGATACCGTCCGTCAGCTTCTGACGGACAGAAGCTGCTGATCGCCACGTAATTGTTTCGTGTGGGTGGCAAGATACAAGGCCCACCACGGGCCCACGGGGTGCCGCCCCATGCGTAGCCCTCGACCGTGGCTGGGTCGCCAACCACACTACAGAGAACGGCTCGTTGCCCGGTGGGCATGGACATGAACATGGCCTCGAGCACGTCGACGTTCAGTACCTCCGGCACCATTAGTCTACCTTTCTAAGTTTCGCGGGGTCTGTACGTTACACCACTTTGGCCTAAGATGGTTACCCCAACGGCTTAACAATTCCGCCACCTTTCTACTCTAGTAGACCGCGCCGCGGCCGTGTACAGTCCCACCCACTCAACAGAAAGGCAGACCACGACCATGACCGCGTTCACCTACCGCACGCAGCCGCTCGGCAAGCAAGCCGAGGTCATCGAGAAGCACTGGGTCCATGCCTCGCACGCGTTGCTGTGCCGGCCGGGCACCGGCAAGTCGAAGATGGCACTTGATCACGCGGGGCACCTCTACTGCGCCGACAAGCTCACGGCCCTGGTCATCATCGCACCCAACGGCGTGCACAAACAATGGGTCGACTCCGCCATCCCCACGCACATGAGCCCGAGCGTGCCGTACACGGGCGGTGCGTACACCACGGGGATCGGCAAGCGGGCGCTGGACTTACTCAAGCGCAAGCTGGCGACGCGGGACAAGACCCTGCGCATCCTGTCGATGAGCTTTGAGGGGCTGCAGACACCGACCGGCGCCAAGCTGGCGGCCGAGCTGCTCCGAGAACACGGCCCGTCGGCGATGGTTGTGGTGGACGAGAGCCATCGCGCGAGCAACACCAAGAGCGCTGTCCACAAGGCGGTGCGCAAGACGGCCCACGCGGCGCGCTACCGGCGGATCGCCACGGGGACGCTGCTGCGGCAGAACCCGTTCAGCGCCTACGGGCAGTTCGAGCTCCTCGGCCACAACCTGCTCGGCTTCACCACGCTGGCCGCGTTCAAAAGCATGTACGCCGAGATGCTACCACCGACGCACGGGTTGGTGAAGAAGCTGGCAGCGGACTTCTTCGAGCGCACCAAGAAGAAGATCACCCCGCAGATTCAAGCCAAGGACTCCGAGGATAAACCCATCTACAAGAACCTCGCCTACTTGCGCAAGACGCTGGACCCGTGGAGCTCCTTCATGACCCTGGCCGACGTGTCCGGCATCGAGCCGGTCATCATGGCCTCGACCCGCTACGTGGCCCTGACCACACCGCAGCGCCTCATCTACGACTCCCTCGTGGAGCACGGTATTGCCGAGATGCTCGACGGGGGTGTGCTCACGGCTGACGGCACGCTGGCCCTGGCCACGCGCCTGGCGCAAGTCGCCGGCGGGTACTGCCCCAACGACGACGACCCACTTGCGGCCCCGGTCGACGTGGCCAACCCGAAACTCGACGAGCTGCGGATTGTGCTGGAGGAGCTCGGCACCGAGAAGGTCGTCATCTGGGCGAAGTTCGCCGCCGAGCTTTCCGCCATTGCTACGATGCTCGCGGATGCCTACGGCACCGAGAGCATCGTAGAGTATCACGGCAGGGTCAGCAACGCAGTGCGGGAAGAAAACAAGCTCCGATTCGTCCAAGACCCGCGCTGCCGCTACTTCGTGGGCCAGCAGAAGGCCGGCGGAACCGGGCTGGACGGGCTGCAGGCCGTTGCGCAGTATATGGTGTTCTACTCCAACGACTACGGCTACCTCGACCGCGAGCAAGCCGTAGCACGCCTGGCCCGCACCGGCGGCAACAGCGTGGTCAACATAATCGACCTCATGGCCACAGAGACGATCGACATGGACATCGTCAAGTGCATGCAATCGGCGGAGGACGTTCACGACGCGGTACTCCGACGCGCTATCACCCGCAAGTGGATCTAGACACGCAGCGGCCCGGTGTTACAGTACAAATCGCCAACGGAGAAAGACATGAATACGGTATACGTCACTCAGAACCCCATGCGTCGCGACGCCGCCACCGGCGACCTCGTGCACACCTTCGACCTCACCTCGGCCCGCCAGTACGGCGCGCTCCAAGTGCTGCTGCCGAGTGGGCCCCCAACCGTGAACACGGGGAGCCAGTTGGACACGCTGCGCCACAAGCTCGCCGGGTTCACGGACAACGATTTCCTCCTGTGCCTGGGCGACCCGGCCATCATCGCGATGGCCTCGGCCCTGGTGTCCGAGATCAACGACGGCGTGGTGCCGCTGCTGGTGTGGGACCGTCGTGGGCGCGCCTATAACAGCGTGACCGTGGACATCCATCGCCGCCTGGGAGCAACGGTATGAGCTTCGAGGCCGACATCCCAACACCGATCGAAAGCATTCTGCAAGGCCTGGAGCCGTGGGTGATGCGCATCCGCGAGTTGCAGCGCCTTGTGGAGCAGCGCACCACCGAGCTCAAGGAAGCACAGGACGACCTGAACCGGCTGGTGCTTGTGCAGGTGCCCGAGGCGATGGAGGCGGCCGGGCTGACCTCGCTGAAGATGCGCGACGGCTCCACGCTGTCGGTCAAGAAGGACATCAAGGTCAACATCACGCAGGACAACAGTGTGGCCGCATACGCCTGGCTGCGGGCGCTGGGCCACGGCATGTCCATCAAGCAGGTACTCGAGGTCGACTTGCGTACCATACCGGAGGACGCGCGCGGCCGCATGTCCGAGGTGCTGCACGAGTCCTTCGACGCCGAGCCGGTGGTGACCGAGACGATCCACAACGCGACCCTACGCTCCATCGTGTCGGCCATGTTGGAGGCGGGCAAGACCGTCCCGCCATGCGTGGGTGTGTTCGAGTTCAAGAAAGCATCGGTCAAGGAGAAACGGGGCTAGTATTTTTCGGCTGGGCACCCCTCCGGGGGATGGAACGAATCCGGCGCAACCCGCTCAGGGAGTAGGCCGGCGCAAGCTGCATGGCGGTAATCGCGGAGTGAGAAAGCCAGGGTCCAGAAGGCAGCACATCGGCTTGACTCCTCGGAGAGACGGGGTCCAATAGGGGCACGCCCGCCGCCCTTCCCAGGCGGGCAAAACTGAAAGGTTAGAAATGAGCAAGGACAAGAAAGCGAACGAAGTAGCAGTGCCGCAAGGCGGCCCGGTCACGATGGTCGAAACCGCCCCGGCGTTCGACGCGGATGCCGGTGCTGGCTTCGAGGGGGCTGGTCGCGAGGACATGGCGATCCCGTTCCTGGCCATCCTCCAGTCGGGGAGTCCCCAGTGCAAGCGCAGCGAGGGCGCCTACATCGAGGGCGCGGCCGAGGGCATGCTGCTGAACACCGTCACCGGCAAGGTGATCGACACCCACAAGGCCCCGCTGCAGGTGATCCCGTGCGCTTACACGCGCGCGTTCGTCGAGTGGCGGCTGCGGGAGAACGGTGGCGGGTTCGTGCGCGAGCACGCCCCGAACCCCGCGCTCCTGGACGGCGCCATCCGCGACGAGAAGAACCGCGACGTGTTGCCCAACGGCAACCAGATGAACGACACCCGGACGTTCTACGTGCTGGTGCTCGACGAGGACGGTGTGCCCTCGCCGGCGGTCATCACCATGACCTCCACGCAGATCAAGAAGTCCAAGCAATGGCTGATGCAGCAGAACCTGCTCAAGCTGCGCGGTGCGGCCGGCAACGTCTACACGCCGCCCATGTTCGCCAGCACCTGGACCGTGACCACGGTTCCCGAGTCCAACGAGAAGGGCAGTTGGATGGGCTGGAAATTCGAGCACGCCGGCTACCTGGCAGGCCCGGCTGACCCGCTGTACCTGGCAGCCAAGGCGTTCCACACCTCGATCGCCTCCGGCGAGACGCGCGTGGACATGTCCAAGGCCAACGTCGACCCGGAGACGGGTGAGGTACGTACCGGCGGCGAGGGCCAGGCGGACGAGACCGACTACTGAGTGCGCTGAGGGTTTGTCCCTCTTGTTCATCTACTCAGTTGCCCGGACACTGTGTCACCGACACGGTGTCGGGGTAACTAGAAAGGTAGAAAGATGAACACAGAACAGCGCGAAATCATGGACCGCATGGTGGCCCTGATTGCCCAGCGCCAGCTCGGGCTCGAGACGCTCCTCACCCGCAACAGCGACTCGCTGGACTTCCACGACCTGGCAGTCTGGTCGGTCAAGGCGGCCCTCGAGGCGGCGTTCTCCGCTGGTATGGCGGCTGCCAACAAGCACCGCAAGTAGAGTGTTTCTCCTCTGTACAAGGTCATCACGGCCTTGTACAGTTAGGACTCAGAAAGCATAGAAAGGTAGATCATGTACATGCACCCCCACTTCATCGCCGATGTTCGCAACTCCATTGCGTCCCTCCAGTTCGGCGAGCCAGGCTTCTCGGCGGCACTCAGCCGTGCGCAGGCCCGGTTGAGCGACGAACGCACCGTCGAGCTCCTGGCAGCCCATTGCGACAGCGCCACGGACGCCGTGCTGATGCTGGACCTGGCAATCGACTGTATCGCCGACGCCAACGCGACCGACAGCCCGGTGGAGTTCAACGAAATCCTCGCCGACATCCTGCACGTGATGCGTGAGGGATACTCCTGAGTAGAAAGGCGTTGACTTCTGTTCAACGCTGCGGCACACTGTCCTTGTTCCCAACCCAACCCTAGAAAGCGAGAACTGAAATGACCTACTTCATCACCACCAAGACCTCCGCCCACGTCGACGGCTCCAAGTACCGTCTCATCGGTGTGTCGGACAAGCGCGACACCGCGCGCCTCATCGCTGCCAACCACAACGGCACCGTGCGCACGCAAGCCGAACTGGACAAGCTGATCGAGGCCGACCGCTTCGACCTCACCACGCTGCCGGGCTACGTGGCCCCCGAGCCGATCACCATCGTGACGACCACCGAGCCGCTGGCGGCGTCCCTGGTCGACATCGCCAAGGAAATCAAGGCCGCCCACCACGACCGCCGCACGCTGGGCGCGAAGGTCAAGGTCGCCAAGCGCGTGCCGACGACGGACGTCGTGCTCGAGGCGGCCACCACGTTCGCCCGCCAGCAGATCGCAGCCGGCGTGGTGCGCGTGGCCCTGGTGCGGTCCCTGGCGACGTGGGCCGCGCACGACGGCACCCGCCTGCAGCGCAAGGACATGTTCCTCGTGCTGCGCGACGCCGGCGCCGTGGTGGCCGACGCCACGATCGCCACGCAGTTCCAAGTCGCGCGCACCGCGGCGCGCTGATCACCAACCGGGGCTTCGGCCCCTCATTCGAGGAGAGCACAATGGGCATCGACGCAAGAATTGTTTTCAAGGTGCGGCAGGCAAAGTCGCCGACCGACGACTGGCTGCGGACAACCTCGTTCGCCTTGTGCGCCGCCATCGGCGCGAACAAATTCATGGCCAGCGACGGGCTGCCCCCGGCGCAGTACGAGACCGCGCTGGACGCGTGGAACGCGGCCTTCAAGGCGCACCCGATGTTCCTCCTGTACGAGCGCGGGCGCAGTCACGAACGGTGGGAGACCATCGTGGCGGACATCGGCAAGGCGCCCGCGCTGTTGCGGTACGCCATCAACCTGACCGAGGACTACAGCGACGGCGACAAGCTGCCGCCAGGCAAGGCGTATTTCCAAGACGGGGAAACCATGCACGCGCTCGACCCGAGCGAGTGGTTCCTGTCGGTGTCCCTGTGGACGCGCTACTACGGCGTCGGCTACGAGCGCGGCGACCTGATGACCATCTGCGCGGTGGCCGAGTGGCTCGAGGCGAACCTGCCGGGCGTGGTGGTCTACTACGGCGGCGACAGCAGCGGTGTGGAGGCCACACCGTTCGACGAGGCGGCACGCCAGGCACTGAAGCGCCACTACTACTCCGAGGCTGGGCGGGACTACTTCCGCCGCCCCATGTTGAGCAGAACTGTGCAGGCACCGTCACCGCCCGGCTGCGGCCTGTGCGTGGACAAGGCGCAGCCGCAATGGTCGCAGCACGGGTTCGGCGGCAACTTCACTGCGTTCAGCTGCGCCGGCTGCGGCAAGTCTGTCGAGTCGCGCGACGGTGGGAAGACGTGGACTCCACAGAAAACCCTCTGAGGGAACGACCTGAGTAGAAAGTTCTTGACCGGAACTCAGGTCTGCGGGACACTGGATTCACTCCAGCAGAAAGCAAGAAATGACCAAGAGCCAACAAATCGCAGCCGACTACGCTTTCAGCCTGGAGTGCCCGGAAGAGTTCCTCGGCTACGACGGCCGCGTCGCGATCTCGATCGTGATGCGCACCGTCGCAGCCCTGAACCCGGAAGTTACCCGCAAGGAATTCGTCGCTGCGTCCGTCGCCCTGGGTTATAACGCCAACACCGTTGCGATCCAGTTCAACAAGTCCCGCAAGCTGACCCTCGAGGACGACGGCGTGACCCTGAACGACGACGGCTCCCTCACTGTCCATTGAACCACCCAACCCTAGAAAGAGCATCATGAACACGTTCCTCACCGACTCCGTCCTCCGCACCGTCTCCCCCTCCATGTTCGCCACGAGCGCCGCCCCCGGCGCCTCGGACCGCTATCAGTACGTCAACACCGTCGACGTCGTCAACACACTGCGCTCGGCCGGCTACCAGCCCGTGCGCGCCGGCCAGGCGGTCTGCCGCAAGGCCGACGGCGGCCAGTACGTGCGTCACTTCGTGCGGATGATGCACACCGACTACCTCGACGCCTCCAAGCGCCAAGTCGGCGACGTGGTGCCCCAGATCATGCTGACCAACAGCCACAACCGCACCAGCGCGTTCCGCCTGGACGCGGCCCTGGAGCGCCTCGTGTGCTCCAACGGCATGGCGGTGCCCGTGGCGAGTCTGGCGGGGTTGCGTGTCCTGCACAACGACGCCGGCATCCACGACCACATCCTCGAGGGCGTGCAGTACATCCGCGAGGTCACCGAGACCATCATCACCCCGCAGGTCGAGGAGATGACCCGCAAGGTGCTGTCCAAGGCGATGGCCCGCGACTTCGCGTCGGCCGCCACCTACCTGAAGTTCGGCGAGGTGCGTGAAGACCACGTCGAGCCGTTCCTGGCCGCGCGCCGGGCCGAGGACGAGGGCTACAGCGTCTGGGCGGTGTTGAACCGCATCCAAGAGAACGCCGTGCGCGGTGGCTACGCTGCCAAGGACGCAGCCGGCCGGGACGTCAAGGCGCGCCCGATCAACTCGATCGCCCGCGACTTCGACTTCAACCTCGACCTCTGGACCCTCGGCGCCAAGGTGCTCGAGCTGGCGTAAACCCAACACCGGGCCCTGCGGGGCCCGGTCCACCACCACAGGAGAACACAATGGGCAACACCCTCACATCCCTACGGGCAGCGATCGCTGCCGACCTGCTGCTGGCGCGCGCCACCGGGCGCATCTCCGTCGCGCAGCCGCCGCGCTGGTACGCGCAGCACACGAACCCCGACCGCAACGCAGAGCGCAAGGAGTGCAAGCGCCTGGGGCACCGCCAGTACCGCAAGGCGCGCAAGGCGGCCCGCCGCTTGGCGCGCGAGGTGGCACCGTGATTCTCAACCTGCAGGAGGCGTGGATCACGCACGAGCTCACGTACACCAGCGGGCGCGAGGACTGGCACTTCCACACCGAGAAGCCGGACAGCGTGCCGGAGTTGTTCGTCGCGGCGGAGAACAGACATGTGCCAGGCAAGATGAAGCGCATCATGTACGTCGAAGTGACCGAGACACAAGAGAGCTAGCAGTGCGCAAGGTGCACAACCACGCGGAACAGTTCGACGGCCAGCCACACCCCTGGTGCGGGCGTGGCTCGGCTGCCGTGGCTAGCGACGAGTTCGAGGCGACCGCCCCGGAGCTGCGCTGCCGGCTCTGCTCCCGGGACTGGTTCCCGAACGGTCAGCCCGAGTGGCACCGCGCCGCCGTACTGAGGGATCGCACTGAGTAGAAAGTTCTTGACTTCTACTCAGGGCTGCGGGACACTGTATTCATTCGTTCACCCAACCCAGAAAGACAGATCATGATCGCAGGTTTCCACACCGAACCGAAGGCCACCACCACCACGGCCCCGGACTCGCGCAACGTAGTCGCCACCAAGATGGTCAACGAGGTCAAGGTCGAGGCGGTCGTGTGCATCGGCTGGCCCGGTCACCGCCCCTACTTTCTGCGCGAGGTCTACGCCGACGGCACGGCGGCGGTGGTTGGTGGCCGTCGCTGGTCGACCTCCAAGGCTGCGGCCGAGGCCAACGCCAAGCGCCTGCTGCGCGCCCACCGCTGACCCACCCGGAGAGCACCATGCCACAAGAAACCATCACGTTCGTCACCTCCGACTTCGTCTACACCGGCCGCCGGTGGCGCGAGGGGAAGTTCTCGGTGACCCTGCGCCGGGTCACCGAGGCCGGCGTACTCGAGGATAGCGAGCTGGTCTACGCGTACAGTAAAGAATGGAAGCGCTTCGCCGTCGGCGGCGTCTACCGCGGGGCGTCCTTCTCCGAGTCGTCCATCCGGGGCTTCGTGTCCGCCTTGATGGAGAGGCGCTGGGACGACGCGATGGACCGGGCGGAGTGGGCTGCGCGGGAAGAGGACGCACTCGCACAGGAGCGCACAGCGCGCCTGGAGGAGGACACCCGCAAGACGAACGAGATCGCCGACATCCTGGTCCCCCTGCGTGCCAGGTACGACGCGCTGCGCAAGCGCTACGACCGCCCCGGCATGGTGGCCATCGAGAACGCCGTGCTGCGGGCGCTGCGCGAGCCGCTGCGGCTGAGGGAACGTACTGAGTAGAGAGTGCTTGACTTCTACTCGGGTCTGCGGGACACTGTATTCATTCGTTCACCACCCCAGAAAGACAGATCATGCTCGACCAAGTCAAGACCCTCAGCCTCGCGAAGTTCGTGGATCAGGGCACGCTGCGCAAGATCGCGCGCGCCGGGTCGACCGACGCCGCCGAAGCCGCTGCGGCCATCGAGATCCAAAAGCGCTGCAAGAAACAGCAGATCGCGACGGGCCAGTGGCCCGACCGCGCGGCGGTCGCCGCCGAGTATTTCGCGACCATCTGAGGGTTTAGAGTTCTTGACCTGCCACTCACCTGGCAGTACAGTAACTCACTCGCCACCCAACACAGAAAGCCAGATCATGTCCATCCTCCGCCACACCGACCACCAAGCCCAGATCGCCATCGAGCTGATCCACGGCGTCGAAGTCCAGCTCGTTGACCTGACCAACGGCAAGATCGTCATCCACAAGACGTTCACGTCCCTCGACGACAAGCGCGACGCGCGTGCGTACTTCGACCAGCACGTCGAAGCGCTGAAGGTAGCGCAGCTCCTCGCGCAGCACGCCGCCAAGGTGTCGGCGTGATCACCGTCAACCCGGTCGGCACCGTCCGGGTCGCCATCGTGGAGAGCACGGTGGTCGTCCCGACCGTTCAGACCTCCTGGCACTGCAAGTGCTTGACCTGCGGCTGGCAGAGCAAGCGGCTGGTGAAGCACGACGCAGCCGTGCGCCTGGGCAACGCGCACCGCTGCACCCGCTGGGGGAGCACATGAGCACCTACACCGTCAGCACCTGGGTCGGCGACGAGGACAAAGGCACCTACCGCGAGTGCGTTGTCGAGTTCGACTACACGCCCGGCGACCCTGGGCAGACGTCCGGCCCACCGGAGCGCTGCTACGAGCCGACCGGCGCCGAGGTCGAGATCGTCTCCGTTCTGGTCGACGGCCTTCCCTGGCCGATCAGCGCCGACGAGGAGCACGAGCTGGCGGAGCGCCTGTACGATGTCGGCGACGCAAAGCTCCGGGAAGAGAACGACTTCGCCCGCGACGGCCACGCAGCCGACGCGCAACTTTGGAGAGACTGATGCCTACCCCCTACACCTTCCACGGGTTCACGATCCCCGAGCACATGATGGCGGGTCTGCTGCGCTACATCGAGCACGGCGTCTACCCTGGCGATTTCCTGACAGCCGTGCTGGAGAACGACCTGAAGGAAGCGGTCGGCCGTGCCGACGACGCGAACCTACAGTGCCTGCCCGCATACGTCGGCTACCTCTACAATGAGGCGCCCGGCTTGTGCTGGGGCACGCCGGAGCGCGTGCGCAACTGGGTCGGAACGAAGCGCGTGCCGGAACCGCTGCGATGAGCTGCAGCTGCGCCGGCAAAGGGTTTGAGTTCTGTACGTGCCCCGAACGAGAGGAGATGACTGTGCCCACAAAAAAGAAACCGCTGGCAGACCCGGCACCGAACACCGAGCTCCGGGCCGCGCTGGCCGGGCTGGTGCTGCAGGGCATGTACGCGAACCCGAGCCTGAGCATCGGGAGCCCCGACGGGGTGTTCTACGTGGATGCGGTGCGCGAGGCGGTGAAGGCCGCCGACCTCCTCATTAAGGAGCTTGCCAAGTGAACACACGACTGACGGACGAATTCAGGCGCCGATTGCTGCACGGCCCCAACCTGGGCGAGACGGAGCTGACACTGACGATCCACGTCGACTATGCGCGCCTCCACCGGGCCGAGCTTCGCATCACCCTCGACGACAATGACGGTGTCGAGCTGGCGCAGCTCGCGGCGGCCAGTGCACACGAGGGCACAACCGTCTGCCTCACCGGCATCCACCGCTGCTTCGACATCCGGATCTCGTAGGCAGCCTCAGCAAGCCCCCTAGAACCCCCGAATCTGAGGAGAAAACGCAATGACCTGCCTGATCACCGGCTGCGCCCTTTATTTGCAGCATTCCGAGGTCTACGTCTGGGGCGACCTGCACCTGATTGGCGGCAGCTTCGTGTTCAACGGATGCATCGAACCGCTGACCGGCGGGCTGCGGTGGGAGACCGACAGCACGCCACCCCGCAATCGCCGGGCGCTGGTCATCCCCGTGGGCGAGCACTACTTCGAGCGCCGCGGCGTCCTGGTCGTGAGGGCTAGCCGCTCGCTGCTGAACGCCGAGGCGCGGGACTACGTCGGAGACGCACCGCACTGCCCGGTGATCCCGGAGTGAGGGAACGTACTGAGTAGAAAGTGCTTGACTGCTACTCGGGTCTGCATCATACTGTGTTTGTTCGACCACCAACCACAGAAAGGCAGAACATGAACTTCACCGCCATCCTCGCCGAGTGCGACGCCAACCAGCCCACCTGGGCCGGGCGGCGTGCCAGCCTCAAGACCCTGTTCGGCCACAACTCGCGCTTCGCGTTGTTCGCCGTTCACACGCGGTTCGACGCCGTGCAGTGGTTCGTCACAGACGCCGAGAAGCCCGACGCCGACGGCACGCCCTCCGTGGTGCGCCAGGAGGTTTCCCCCCGGCTTGCGGTGAAGGGGCTGCTGTGAGCCTCACTCACCCCGACTGGGCCCTGGTCAATACCCTGGTGCGCGAGGGCACCCTGACCGACGAGCAGCTCGGCCGGTACTTCCGGTCCTACGTGCGCGAGTCGATCCACGGCGGGTTCGACGGGTTCGCGCGACGCGACATGACCGGCGTGCGCCGCCTGTTGGTCGACGTGGTGGCGTTTGCCAAGGCGGCAAACGACGATGAGGGATTGTCCTGAGTAGACAGCTACTCAGGTTTGCCCTACACTGTATTCATTCGTTCACCAACCCCCAGAAAGACAGACATGGCAAAGCGCTACGCGACCACCCTCCCGAACGGGCACACGCTCGAGACGAGCAGCCCGCACGAGGCGTCCAACTTCGTGAACCACGGTGAAGGGCAGACCTTCCGCCTGGGTGGCAAGCCGGTGCCCCCGGAGTTCTTCTTCGGCACCGTCGGGTGTGACGTCCAGATCGCCTGGGAAAAGAAGAACAAGACCCACGAGCGCGTCCGCTGCCTGCACGGCTCGAGCGTCGCCGGCTTCGTCGAGAAGTGGGTGCGGAGGCAAGCATGACCGACCTCGCAAGCCCGGTCAGGGCCAACCACAATCGCAACGTGGTCTGCGTCTATTCACGCGGGCCACGCATCACGCACTACCTCGGGCTGTCCGGCACCGAGCTCGGTGCCCACCAGCTCCACAATGACGAGTTCGACAGGGAATACTTCAAGGAGCTGGCGTACACAGCCGGCGAGTTTGCGCGGAGGTACACGCGAGATGCGGCCGCGTTGAAAATGATTCCGCTGACAACTGCCGCAGCCCGTGTTCTGACGGGTATACTCCGAGGGCAGCCAACCGAGGCTGCTACTCACTCATCAACCAACCTATTGGAGAAGCAAATGACCGAAGCAGTCGCGTTCCGCAAGCCGGACGGCCCCGTTGCACTTGTGCACGCGTTCCTGGACAAGAAGCTGGACGCCATCCGGGCCGGCAAGGTGAGCCGCAAGGAAATCATCGAGCAGCTCGTGGCCAAGGACTTCAGCGCCGGCACGGTGACCACGCAGTGCGGCGTCTGGGCGAAGGCCAACGGGATTCAGTTCTCGCGCCCCACCGAGGCGGCCGTCGCCAAGAAGGTTGCCGCCAAGGCAGCCCGCAGCGGCGCAGCGGCCAAGAAGACCAGCCAGCGCCCGCCGGCGAAGGACCCGGTGACGCGCCCCCCGAAGCCCCCGAAGGAGTAAGGCAAGCGTTAGGCACCCCGAGTCACTCGGGGTGACCTCCCCCAACCACCAACCGAGGAAAGAGCCC